TAGTAAGTATGTCAGCACATACCTCAATAAGCTCGTCTTTACTGCCAGCCGTCCAGCTTATGCCGAAACCTAAAACGTCAGACGTGGCACCACTACTGATAACCTGCCTAGACCCCGTATAATTGCCACCCATACCAGTAGTTACGTATTTGGCTGGGCGTTGCCCTACATAATCAACAGTGGCAAGTTGCACCTCGTTGTTATATACCTTGCCGTCAAGACCGATACGAAAGATAGGTATACCGACAGGCAGTACGAGATTGAGTGTTGAGGTGTTGAGTTTGTCGGTGATCTCTACCTGTATGTCCCACGCATAATTACGATCGAGTGCAGTAGGTACGTTGAAGTCGGTTACTGATACGTTACCAGCCGACGTCGAGCTTGTCTTGTTTACCCAGCTACCCCACGTGGCGTCGGTCGTCTTTTTATAGCGGTATCGTACACCTGTTGAGGTATTGACGGTGTTTTTGTCGGTACCGCCGATCGTAAGCCTTGAGATAACCCCCTCGATATGAAAGTTTGTAGATGTCTCAAAGTTATTTACACGTTGGGCGGTAGCGGTTACTTGAGGTACGACGTAAGGCAAGACGTGTACTGTCAGAGGTACGGTTGTGCTGTTATTTCGGCTGTCGATTGCTTTTACGTTTAGCGTAGCGTCGGCGTTGATACCCAGCGTGCCGAGGTTCTGGGCTATATTGCTGGTCGTATACGTTACGTCGGTGTTGATCGAGCCGATCGCCATATTATACTTTGTCATTGTCGCTTGTTTTTGGGCGACTGCTTTGTCGGCACTCAAAATATCGACCTCTAGTGTCGAGTAGCCTTGTATCAAGTACTGATCGTTGCCAGTGATAGCGGTTGTAGTGCTGTTTGCGTCCTTATAAGTGGCGGTAGTAAAAACAGGGTTGCCGTTTATGATCGTGATAGTGCGGTCGATCCACGTCCACTGATTTGCACCGCCGAGCGTATCGTGTACTACCAGTCGTAAAGTCGTTGATTGTACGCCTGCCATAGCAGACCGTATAGCGTTCAGCTCTGTAGTTGTAAGCGTCCACGTATAGCGACTACCTACCCCCGACCGAGGTGCAAGACCGCTAACACCGAGCGACGGTAGCTCTAGGTATACGTCGACCGAGGTACCAGACGGGTTAGAAAACTCTACCCACGGGTTTGTTACTTCGTCATTTTGATTACCGCTTGCATTTGTGATCTGCGAGTGCAGAGGTATATTATCGAGCCACCACGAGCCAGACCCCGAGGTATTGACTGCACTTGTGTAGATACCAGCTTGTGCAGAGGCACCGAAAGACCTGTTACCTGCACTGTCTGTATAGAGTGTCTTGCTACCAGACAAAATAGTCGTAGCACCAGCCCCGTAGACTTGTGTTTGCCCACGGCTGTAGCCCGTACCGTCGACGTTCATAGAGTTGTTGTAGCAGTACATCCAGTAGCCAGAGGCACCGCCGTAGCTTTTCAGCGTGTACGATATGTTGTGGTAGCCGACGCTACCCGATATACCTGCACCAGTACGCCACCACTCAAAGATCAGACGATCGAAGTAACTACCGCCACCTTGCCCACTTGGGGACGTTAGAAAATTACCGCTAGTTGCCATTTTCTAGCACCCCCAGCTCGGCGAGCCACGTAGCCACGGCGTCGACGAGTTTTTGCCCGTACGTCGGCTGTAGTTCTTTGGTTGGCACGTCTTTCAGTTGATCATCGAGGGGTAAACCCTCGCCCCATACAAAAAGCATACTCTCGACACCCTTGTAGTGGTCGGGGAAGTCAGCAGGGAAGTCTCGGGCGACGTCGGCGAGTAGGGTAGGGTAGTCGTTGAAGTGTTTGCCGTCGTAGCCCCACGACTGCATACTGCCGTCTGCGTAGTTTGCGTATATTTGTAGTTTTTCTGTGTCTTTCATAGCCCTATTATACCCCTTATGCCTCATCTAGTTTCACAAACGCCCAGCCTGCCTGTGTACCCGTAGGTATAGGCACGATCTTGATAGGCGTCATTTGTATTTGCTCTCTGGCGTTCAATTTTGCTATGTCTGTTACGTCTCGGTCGATACTAAAGACCTCTTGCTCGGTGCCTGATATGGTACTGAAAGCAGACAGACCATTGACGGGGCTTATTTCGAGGCGGTCGCCGTTCGGGTTTGTCAAAACTATGCCGTCTTGGTCGATTTGCCCGACCTCGTTGCCGAACTCGTCGTAAAGCTCGATCAGACCGTTATTGCCCTCGTAAAAACCGAGCCGTAAGCTACCGCCTTTGATACGATCTGCCACTAGGTTGATCACGTTTATCTGTTGCATATCGAGGGTGCCGTCGATCTGCCACGCAGAGGTAAACGTACCGCCTATGCCCGACGTACTAAAGCCGATACCGCCCGAGTTGATACGCATTACGTTTGTAGCGTCCTCTTTTGGCAGTGCGTCGACTACAAGTATCTCGTCGCCGTCGTAGATCACGTACGAGTTGCCCAGTATGCCGTTGATAGCGAGCGTAGCGTCTTGCAGGGCACTATTAAAGGCAGACGTAACGCCAGCCTGCACCTGCTCGGTCGCAGTGTCGATCGCCGACTGTGTATTGTTGACTAGGTTTGATAGTTTCGGGTTGAAGTTGCCGAACTCGACCTTGTCTACACGCTCTGCGATCGCATTGTACTCGATAGCGATTACGTTTGTTTCGAGTGGCACCGTCAAGCGTGGGTGATTGACACGTATAACGTCGCCGATGTCGGTTATGCCCTCGATAAAAGCCGAGAAAGAATAGTTTACTTTCGGGTAGTGGTTTTCAGCTAGGTAGGTAGTGGCTTGTGCGAGCAGATCAGACTTGAGGGCGTCGGTATATGCCGTCTCGTCGAGCACGCCTGCGTCGTCTCGGTAAGCGTCAGGGTCTACGTCGTTTTGATTGAAAGAAACGACCTTGCTGTAGGGTTTAGGGTAGTCGGTAGGGTTATTTTCGACGTATACGTCGTCGAGCTGTAGCCCGTCTTTGCCTACAGGTAGCACTTTCGTACAAACATCGTCCCAGTTGTCGCCGATTGCGTAGTCGGTGATGTTCTTGCCATAGGCGATCGTTACGCCACGGTCTTGACCGATCACTGTACGCAAACCTATGTCCCAGTTGTCGAGGTCGAGGTGTCCACCCCAGCGATCGACGACCGATAATACCGCCGTGTAGAGGTCTTTGCGTACAATACGCAGAGACGTCGTCGTAGTAACGTCAGATATGGTAGTAAACGGCGAGGTTTGATCTGTAGCCGTATTGAGGTGGTCGAGGGCGTAGTTTGCGTCATTGACCACTACGTAACTGTCCTCGATCAGGTAGCCTTTACTGTCGTAAAACAGGTGATACGCCTTGATGTCGACTTTCGTACCCTTTACCTTACTGGTAGCAACTCGAAAGCCCTGCCGACCCCACGGGGTGTCGACGGCGATAATATAATCACGTATATAGAGGTGTGCATTTACAGAGGTATCACGCAGATCGAGGTAGTAGTCGCCGTTGTCCTCTTTTCGTACCACTGCATAGAGTGGCTGTAGCACTTTCAAGCCTAGCGTAGTGAAGTCTGTAGCGGTATCGTTGAAAAGTATGATCATAGCCACCTACTGTTAGGCGTTATAGTTACTGTCGCCGTACCCGTCCAGCCTATATCACTACTACCAGCAGGTAACACGGCAAAATTGCCTACTACTTTGTCATTTTGCGAGCCTGTACCGTCGTATGCCTCGACGTTTTCACCGTCTAGGTAGATTTCGCCCGAGGCAGGTATCGTAACAGTGGCAAAATCTTGCCCGTCAACGTCTAAAGTGATCACGTCGTCGGGTGTACCCTCTACTTTGATCAGTGGTTTGCTGTCCTCGTAGCCCTGATTTACGACTGTCAGTGGGCTAGTACTGCCCGAGACGTTGCTTTCAGTTACGAGTTTCTTATACGGCTGTACCGTCCACTTTACCTTTGCAGTGCGGTATCGAATAAGGGCGTCAAAGTCGATCTGCGAGGTGATACGACCCCAGTACTTCTTTGTAGGCTCGTTTGCAAAGATCACCCAGCCCTCGCCACTGAAAAAGTTAGCGATTGCGTCGACGTCATAGCTACCGTGTAGCCCGATCGTCGCCTCTTTGACGTAGGTATCATAGCCGAGGTAGTTTACGACGTCCCCGTCTCTACCGTCGACGTCGATACTCTCGGTTTTGCGTGGTGCACGGGTGATCGTAGGCTGTTCACTGATAAGCAGACCCGTTATAGTGTCGCTATCTACGCCCTTGAAAGTGACTTTACCCATATAGTGCCCCCTGTACTGTGTTTGTTACGAAAGTACCGACCTTTTGATCGTCTAGCTCTATTTTAACAGACTTAAAGCCCTCGACGACTGCCTTTGATAGGTTGTCGATATTGAGTGCACTAGCGAGGCTGTTGCTGTCGGCGACTTTGCTTGCCAGACCCGTATTGTTTAGCTCGACAGACGTGTCAAACTTGGTCGGTATCGCCTTTTGCATATCTTTTGTTACGCTGTCCATACTGGCGGTAAAGCCCTCACCGACACCGAGACCGAGGTTTACACCGATTTCGTCTCTAAAGAGTGTCGACGGCGAGTGTATGCCGAAAAAGCCCTTTATGCCGTTGAGTACGGACTGCCCGAAACCTTTGATCTTGTCCATAATCCAGCCCGTTACGTTCTGTATACCCTGCCAGAGACCCCGTATAAGGTCGCCACCGACAGAGGCGAGCGAGCCGACGCCTGCTTTGAGACCGTTTACCAGTGCAGAGATGATCTGCGGTACCGCCTGTATAAGGGCAGGTATCGCTTGTATCAAACCACCGATCACGGCGATTATAAGCTGTATACTCGCCTGTATGATCAGCCGTAGCATAGTCGGGTTTGTCAGAGTGGTTATAAGCGTGTTGATGATCTGCGGTATATAGCCGATCAGTTGCGGTAGGGCGTTTGCAAGCCCTTGCACGATCGCTATAAGCAACTGTATACCTGCAAGTATGATCGCAGGCAGATTTTGCACCAGCGTCGTGATGATCGTCTCGATTGCAATAACGATCTGGGGTATAAGCTGGGGTATAGCCTGTGCGATACCCGTGATCAAGCCCAGTAGCACGTCGATACCTGCCTGTATGATCATAGGCAGGTTTGTGATCAGTATATTTACGAGCTGGGTAAGCAGTTGTACGACTACAGGTACCAGTTGAGGCAGTACCGTAACGATCGCACCGACAAGACCCTGCACCGCCCCGATCAGTGGGGGCAAAATAGTGGTGATGATCGTCGGTATTTGCTCGATTATGCCCTGTGCGAGCGAGCCGATACCCTCTACGATACTCGGTAGTATTGCAGTTACGTTTGTAGCGAGGTTGCCGACACCCTCAAGTAGCCCGTCGATCGCTTGCTGTATCTGTTCGTTGTTGCCCGTGCCGAAACTGGCTAGTACGTTTTCCCAGCTAGCCTTTACAGAGTTGAAACTACCCGATATGGTACTCGACGCCTCTTTTGCAGTGGTGCCCGTGATACCTAGCTCGGTCTGTGTCTTGTGTATTGCCTCGATCAGCTTGTCGAAAGGTATGTCTTTGACGTTTTCAGCCGTCGCCTTAAAGCTCGACCCCATAACACCGCTATTGTTGACCAGTCGTGCCATTTCACCAGCCGTACCACCGTAGCCCAGCTTGAGGTTGTCAAGCATAGTAAAGTTGTCTTTCGCAAAACCTTGATAGGCGTTTTGTATAAGCGATACGTCGGTGCCCATTTTGTTAGCGTTGTCGGACATATCGACGACTGCCGTGTTTGCGATCTCGGTTGCTTTGGCAGTATCACCGCCTAGACCCTGCAAGAGGCTCGCAGAAAATCCCGTTACGGTTTCCATATAGGCATTTGCCGACAGACCTGCCGTTTTGTACGCCTCATTTGCGTAGGTTTGTACCTGTTTCGAGCTGTCCTTAAAAAGTGTCTCTACACCGCCTACAAGTTGCTCGTAGTCTGCAAACGCTTTGACGCTGTCCTTGACCATATCAACGACACCCGAGCCGATCGCTTTGATCGCCGAGCCGATCGCCTTTACACCTGCTACGATTGCGTCGCTAGCGAGGTTTGCTTTCAATACGTCGCCGAAAACTGAGACTTTTTTGCCCGTGCCGTCCATTTCAGAGCCGAGACTGCCCGTTTCTTTGCCCGTGCTGTTTAGCTGGGTCTCCATTTTGTTGAGGTTGGCGGTCGCATTGTTGATCTGTATTTGCAGTTTCTTGCTACTGTCGCTTGCCTCGCCGTTTTGCGAGTTGCTGTCGGCTAGTGCCTTATTGAGGTCTTGTAAACGGGCACGCTGGTCGGCGATCGCCTTGCTTAAAGCCTCTTTTTTGGCTTTGTCGGCGTCGCTAGCACTGGCAGACTTGTCGGTAGAGGTCGCCATAACTTTCATTTCAGACGACATAAGTCGCATATCGCTAGTGATGTCTTTTAGAGCCTTGCGGTAGTCGCTCTCGCCCGTAAGTTTTATGCTACCGCCGAAAGTATTTGCCATATTACGCTACCTCTTTCTCAAACTCTAGCAAACGGTGGTAGAGTTTCGTGTCGGTGTCGTAGGTATCTTGCCCTCGACCCTTGTAAACCCAGCCTGCGTCGATAAAAGCCTGCTTTATTTGTGTTGATAATACTAGGTAGTCGCCTTTGCTGTATAGGTCGATGTCCCACGCCTCGACGTACTCTAGCGGTACGTTGTCCCCAGACAAGCCGACACCCTCGTTAGTCGGCGAGTAAACCGCAAAGGTGTCGGCTTGTCCGTCAAAGTGCAACAGTGCAATAGGCAGGGCGTTACCGCCTACCGTTATTGTCTCTAGTATTGTTTTTACTTGGTCGTTCATTATTGCATACCCTCAAAAAGTCTTGGCTCTACACGACGCATAGCACCCTCGATCGCCGATTTGTTGAAACTTTTGCGAAAGAAAGGTCGCTTTGCCTCGCCTCTTTTTGTACCTCGATCTCGTGCCGAGGCTATAAGTGGCACCGCCACGCCTCGATCGTTGTAGCCACTGAAAAGCACCTTTACGGCGACACCGCCGTCGCTGGGTGTTTTGTAAACTCGGGTCTTTTTCAGCCCTTGCTCTAGGCTACGGGTCGTCTTAAACGACGCACGCATATTTGATCGCATATTTCGCAGTACTACGTCGGCACCTGCGTCGACCATTTGACCGAAAACGTCGTCGGCTTTGCCGTCTAGCTTTTCGATCTGGTGCAGTAGGTCGTTGCCTACCTCAACGTCAAAACGTGCCATATTACTGCTCTACCTTTCGTACTTGTAACTCGATCAGACCCGTGGTTTTCGCCTCGGCGTCGTTGATATAGACGATCGACCAGTCGTGCCCGTCGAAACGTACAATATCTTTGCGATCAAACGTAGCGGTCGGCTTGCGAAACTCTAGCCCTACGGTAGCGTCCTCGAAGTTCGAGCCACTTTGTACGATCGTATAGCCACGAGTACCGCTTGCTTTCGCCCACGCCTTGCAGACGACCGTTTCTGAGACGGTATCAAACCCGTTTGTGTTCGTATTTTTGGTACGTCGCACAATACTGATACGTCGGTTATAGTCGCCTGCGTTTTTCATAGAAAGTTTACCCTGTGCATACCGAGTATGCTATCAAGCACTGCCTCGACCTGCCCCTTGTCAGTGTAAAAAGTGCGGTTGTCGTACTGATTTTGCACCAGTACGCAGATCGCCGTTACAAACTCTGGCTTACTGTCAAGCGTTGTAACGTCGCTCTCGTCGACGTCGGTAGTATCTGGGTCGTCGGCTGGTGCCGTAGCAGGCAAGCCAGTGTAGGACGTCAGAAAGCCCTTTGCAGACGCAAGCATAGTACCGAGTTCGTCGGTTAGCTCTGTGTCTGGGTCGTCGACACGCAGGTAGCTAGCAAGGTAGGCGGTTGTGATGTCGCTTACTTTTTCGATAACTGCCATAGTTTTGCTGTCCCTTTCTGGCTATAGCCACTCGTCTGATTTTTGCTGTTGCTCTCTCAGCTCTGCGTAGCTAGTGCCCTTTACTTTTATGTCGTGGTAGTTCTGAAAATGTTTATACAGACGATACCACTTGCCGAAAGTCATACGCCCTACCTCTTTGACCGTGTAACCTAGTTGCGTATGTCCGACGTATTCTATCCACGAGAAGTCGAGGCTACTGTCGTCGTCGTCGTGGACTACACGTTTTTTGAGGTATCGTCGCCCGTATCAGTAGCAGAGGCGATAGTCGCCTGCATAGCTTTCTGTACTTCGTCCTTGCCCCACGTGGTGATCAAGCGACCGACTTGTCGCTCTGTGAAAGGTACCTTTTTCTTGTCGGCTGGCAGATCGTCGTTTTCGATTTCGACGCCCTCGTTCAACATAAACGTAAACCCTTTGATGAAAGCCTGCATATCAGGCTCGCCACCTCGGGTAGGGTGCTCGTCGTCGTCCTCTAGCAACTCTACCCACGCCGACACGCTACCGTACTCAGACTGTATTTGTGCCATTACGTTTAGGTTGAAAGCTAGCGTCGCCTCTTTTTCGCCCTCGCCGATCTTAAAGATTTTCTCTTGCATTTTTTTTACTCGCCTTTCGCTTGCTAGATTTAGCTTTACTCGCCACGGCTTGATCGTCTAGCATTTCGACCTTGCCCTGCTCGATAAGTTCGGCAGTGTAGGCGTCGTCAAACTCAGCGAGTGCACCCTTTACTCGGGTAAACTGCTTACGATCAACGAAACCTACGACTACTCGAACTTTCATATTACGCTACCCCGAAACAAGTATCTAGGTAGTCGGTTGCCTCTGCTAGGGTGTCAAACGTGTTCGTCTTTGACCACGTACCGTCTGCAAACGTAGAGGCGTCGCCCTCAAGAGTAACGGTGCCGAAAGTAACGCTGTCAGCTTTCGTTGTGTCCTCTTGGTTAGGCTCCTTAAACTTGACCTTGCAGATAAACTCTGCCTTGTATTTTTGTACACCGCCTACGATCTTGGTGATCACTCGACCGAGACCGACGTAAGGTGCGATGTCGTCTGCCTTACGTACAACTTCACCCGAGGTACCGTCTGGGGTACGTCCGAGCAAAGTAGCTAGTACATCTTGTCGATCGTCGTCGACTTCCATTGAAACACTTGCCGAGCTAAAAGTACTGTCGCTCTCTGCGAGGGCGTTGTCTGCGTACAGCTTTGCGTCGTTGTTTTTGACGCTTACCGAACACTTGACGCCTTTACCAGCAGAGGCAGGGGTACCGTAGGTTTCGCCCGTAAGTACGGCATATCGTATGCCTTGTAGTCCTGTTTTTGCCATAACTACTTACTACCTTTCTGTGCGTTAGTTTTGTCAGTTTCGCCAGTTGTAGGCTCTTTGTCAGCCTCGCCGTTGGTCTGGTCGCCACCGTCGGCGTTTGTGGTTTGCTCGTCGTCAGACACTACCTCGCCACTGTCTGCCTCGCCGTCGCCTGCCTCGTCGACCTTTGCAGGTTCGACGGGTGCAGGTGGGGTCTGGGTAGCAGGTGTTGAGGTAGTAGCTGGGGCTGGTGCCGAGCCTTTGACAGCGTCGGCTTTACCAGCCTTGACGAGTACCTTGCCGAACTTGTCGGCTACTTCGTACTCTCGACCAGTCCTGAAACTGGTGCCCTGTCCGAAAAAGTTACTCTTTGCTACTACTTTCATATTGTCCCCCTACTACGCAGACTTGACTTTAAGTACTGCAAGCATTTGGTGGTTTTCGACTTCGGCGTCAGCCTCAAGCCACGCAACTACACCAGTAGCGTGCTGTGTTGCAAACTTTTCACGCAAGACGTTGATTTCAAGTTCTTCACTCCATTTCAGAGCAACACCTGAAAAATCACCGAAAGCGATCACGTTTTCGTCGTCTGCAACTTCTGGCATTTTGTCAGAAACGTATGCAGGGTAGCCGAGAATACGACCGTCAAACTCGCCTGTCAAGTCCTCAGTAAAGAGGTAGCGACCGTTGTCGTCTTTCAATTTTTCGATAGCAGATTTTGTTTCGGTAGCCATAACCCAGATAGCACCCTTACGAAACGCCTGCTTGACTTGGTTCTTGAGGTCGATAAGGTCGTCAGCGTCAACAACGCTAGCGGTAGCTGTCTCAAAGATACGACTTGCGTCGAGACCTGAAAGACCTGCCATTTTACCACTCGTACCGATCAAGATTTCGCCCTCTAGGAAGCGTGCAACTTCGTAAGAGATACGCTTGATAACAAAGTCAACAAGGTTTACATCGGTGTTGTTGATCAGGCTGTTAGACAGCTTGACAAGCGTACCAGCGAGGAAGTTTTGCAACTCTACGCTGTCGAAAGCACCGACTTTGCTTTCAAGATCAGTAAACTCAGTTGCGTAAGCGACAGTGATGTCGTTACCGCTACCGTCAGCACCGTAAACAGGGATTTCAAGAGTACCCTTTGTTACGTACTTGGTAGCCTTTTCAACAACTGGCGAGATGTCGTAGATTTTTTCTACGATCTTTTTTGCGATCGTTTTAGGCACTACGGCGTTGTTGTTGGCAGAGAAAGTCAAGTTTACGTCTGCACGTTCTTGCTTGCTGTTACCACCGTAGACCGAGCGAATATAGCTAGCGAAAGCACGAGTTTCACGGTCTGCGACCTGTGTTTCGGTTTCGGTAGTTGTAGCACCGTCCTCTTGTTCGGTGCCTTCCTCGGTTTCACGCATAGCTTGGATTTCCTCGACTGTGCGTGTGATGTTGGCGACTTCAGTTTTGAGGTCGTCCCACTTCTTTGCCTCGTCCTCGGACATAGCCCGAGTTTCGGTTGTTACTTTGTCAGAGATAGCCCGCATTTCTTTCTGTAGGCTAGCTCGCTTTTCAAGTAGAGCTTTCAGGTTCATAGTTGAAAAGTCCTTTCCGCCCTTACGGGCTACTTATTTTTTATATGCTTACTTCTCTGATGTCAGCCTCACGCTGTAGACGTTGGCTTTCGAGTTCGGCTTTCGCCTGCTCGTCTGCCTCGCCGTCGTCCGACCTATCAGAGTTAGTAGCCGTAGTTTCAGTAGATGTTTTACCGTCGTCGCCGACGTCCTCGGTATTGTCTGTCTCGGTGTCTATTTCGGTATCGTCAGAAACACGTATGCTTACCTCTACACCGTCAAGACTGCGAGTTTCGATACTGGTGCCGATATAGGCAGGTAGGGCACGATCGTCGATGATCGAGACTTCGTGTAGGTCGAGGCTTTTGATCACTCGCTCGACAAGACCGTCGGCTCGTGTGCTCTGGTCGGCTTGCTCGTCAGAGAAACCGAAAGACCAGCCCCGTAGCTTGCCTGCTCGGGCTTTGGCGATCACTTCGGGGTCGGTGATCTCTACGGTTGCTCGTAGTCCGACATTGTCCTCGACGATCTTTGCAGTACCGCTAGCGGTGTCTGCGAGCTTACGATCAGGGTTGTGGTTTAGCAATACCTCGATGTTTCGGGCACGCTGTATAGCTTTCTTAAAGACGTTCGGTAGTACTTTCTCTACGAAACGTGCGACCATACCGACGCCCATTTGTGGGGGCAGTGGTCGACTAAAACGATCGACTGCATTTACGTAGCCGTCGATAACTACTTTGTTTGCTCGTACGGTGATTTTCATTTTGTTTGCTCCTCTGCGTTAGCGTCGTCGGTGGTGGTGCCGTCGCCCTCACCGTCGAAAGTTTTAGTATCGCCAGTGTTCGGCGTGTAGTATTGCTTTGTCTTGACGTCAAAGACGACGTCGCCGAGACCCATAGAGACGATGTCGAGACCGTCGATAGGCGATAGGTTCTCGCTTTCTCGTATCTCGTTTTTCGTAAAGACACCGATCTCGCTAGCGATCTTGTAGCTCTCGAAACGGGCTTGCAGTTCAGCCTTTAGTACCTCTCGTTTGTCAAAGGCAAAAAAGTGATCTTTCTTTTCGGTCTCTAGTAGCAGTGATTTGTTTAGGGCACTTTCGATCGCCTCAAGTACTGGCAGTACGGCGTCTCTGAAAAAGTCGTCAAACGTCGAGCCTTGTGTGATCGCAAAGACCTCTAGCAGTTCGTCGTGCAGAGTTTTCTTACGCTCGTTGACCTGCATTTCTCGGGCAGTATCGTTTGCCTCTTGAAACTTGAGACCAGAGTTTAAGATCACCACGTTTTCGCTTGTGTTAGCGTACAGGTCTTGCCACGCCTTTTTTAGAGCCGTCATAGCGTCTTTGTCGAGTACTTTGTCAGACTGCAAAAAGCCCTTTTTGCTACCGCCCTTTTTGACGATACCCAGCTCGTATAGCGTATTGTTGAAAGACGTAGCCAGTACGTCGTTGATCTGCTTTGTCAGAGGCACGCCGAGAAAACCGTCGTCGGTATCACGTAGCACGCTTACAAAATCAAACTGCTCGTACTGTTGCCCGAGCACGTTGTATCGCCCGTCTTTGTGCAGAGGGTTTACGTCGTTGATCGTAGCGGTGATCTGGCGAGCTGGCACGTACTTGAGTGCTTTAGGGTCGCCACCTTTGCGATCACGTTCGATATAAAGAAAGGCACCTTTTTCGAGCAGGTAGTCTCGGGCTAGGCGTTTCTTTGTAGCAAACTGATCAAGCGTATCGCCACTGTCGACGTTTAGCAGGTAGACACGATCGTCGTCGTCGACGGTCTCGGTCGTTGGCTTGCCCTCGTTAGACTTGCCACGCTTGTAGAGCTTGACAGGCAAGATCGCCACCATAGTAGAGATACGATTTACGGCAGAGGCGATAACAGGTATAGACAGGGCTTTGTCGGCGTCGATGTCCTCGCCAGTCAGTAGGGCACGCAACACAACATCATCGACAAACTCTTTCGTCGCTGTGTCAGTTGTGCGAGTTTCCCGTCTACCGAATAGCCCCATTTTTGCCCTTTACCCTGCTTTCTTTTGTTTTGATTATAGCATAACCGTAAGAATTACAATAGCCATTTTACCCCGTTTGTACTACAAAGTCGAGCTGGTCGTTCATAAAGCGATCGAGCTGTAGTAACGCCACTGCGTTGATCAGAGATACGACGCCGTCGATCTTGCCCTGCGACTTCTTTTTCGTTACGTAGCGGTTCATATTTGTATCGTAGGTGCACTTTGCATTTGTAAAGTTTAGCTCTAGCAGTTGGTTTTTCTCGTACAGAAAATCTTGCTCGTCGATCTTTTCAGATAGCAACTTTGTCGGGGGGTGCAGGGTATCGCTGTGCTGTCTGATCTGCACGGTCGTAAACTTCTTGTCCCACTTTTGGGCAGAGCTTAAAGCGTTGAAACGGTCGTAGCCGATCGCCTGTATCTGCACGCCTAGAGTGCTCGGCAGTGAAAACACAAAGTCCTCGATAAAGCCGTAGTCTACCGTTTTGTTACCGCAGGCAAAGACCCAGCCTTGCTCGATATAGTTGCGGTAGTCGATACGCTCCATAGCGTTTTTTTCGTCGATACGACCCTCGGGTATGAAAAACCACGTAGCCGATAATATCTTGCCCTCGTCCTCTGTAACCATACTCACCGAGCAGTTGTCGTTTGTCATTGAAAGGTCGACGCCGAGCCAGACGACCCGATTTTTCCAGTCGATCGACTGCGTACGGCAAGCCAGTACGTCGTTGATGTCGACGTACGTTTCGGTGCCACTGCCCGAGTAGATAATGTTGCAGTGCTTTGTCAAAAAGTTTTCTCGGGTGTTCGGCATAGCGAGGGCACGCCCCCGAGCTTTTACGAGGTCGTCCCAGACGTACTGTAGCTCGCTTGCGACTGGGTTTGCGTGTCGTAGTATGCTGTCGTCGGTCTGCCAGTCGGCGACGTTGTCAGGCTCGTATAGCAGTGCAAAGTTTGTGTCGTCCTCGACGATACGATCGAGCACCGACTTGCTGTAGGCGATCTCTGCCTCGAAAGGGTTGTCGGCTGTCGGGTACTTGGTCGAGATAATACACCCCAGTTTGTTTTTGATACCAGTCTGCCCCGATCGCATAGCGTCGATCGCATAGCTTGACGGCAGTGCCCCGACCTCGTCGGCGAGAAACGCCGTAGGCAAACGACCGTCCATACGGCTGTTGCTATAGGCTAGTGGCTGGTACGTGCTCTCGGTAAGCAGGCAGTCGATACGCCTTTGCCAGACGTTGAAACGTGCCTTACCGTTGTGCTCTTTGATCGCTACCGAGGCGTTGAGTGTGTCCTTGATCGCAAGCATAACCTCACCAGAAAGCGAGGCGTCAGGGGCGACCGAGAAAAACTTGCTGTACCTCGGCTCTGTCAGCATAAGAATAATAAACACGACGCCGATCGTGTAGGTCTTAAAGTTCTTACGGGCGATCTCTAGCGTGGCAGTCTCGTAGCGACGGCGTTGCCGATCGTTACGGTGCACCGCACAAAGTACCGCCGTTATGAAAAACCACTGATACCCCATAAGGGCTTTAGACATAGGCTCGCCCGACTTGAGACCTTTAGGCATAATCAGCACGTCAAGTAGAGCCTTGACGATCTTTACTTTTTGCTGGTCGATCACGTATAGCTCGTGCTCGTCCAGTGCCATTTTGATAAACTCCTCGGCTTGCAGTTTCACGTATTTAGGTGCGTCGATCTGCCCCGAGACGACGTCGTTTGCGTAGCGTAGTGCGTCCATTACTCACCGCCTCGCAGGGCTTTCGCCAGTGGGTCGTCGTCGCCGTCGCTGGCGTTCATTTTGGCGACCATAGAAAGCAACACCTTGATAGTGGCGTTACTCTCTTGCGATACCTGCTTGTACTGTACGATCAACGGGTTTGCGACTTGGGCACCTGTAGAGCCTACGATCGTCAGCTCGACGCTGGCGTGGTTCATTTTTCGCTCTAGCCGACGGGCGATATGCACGAGTGTCAGGTACCGCTTAAAGGTGTTGATAAAGATAAACATAGTCGAGGCGTCGAGGTTTTTTGCCTTGCGTATGATCTCTACGGCTTGGCTATCTACGTCGATATTGAGTGCCTGCTTTACCTCGTCGGACAGTTCGAGACTGTCGGGCCAGCTAAACTCGTCGGCGTCGTCGTCGGTAAGCGTGGTCTGATCAGGCAGGGCGTCGGCACTTGCGTCGGCGACTACTCGCTCTGCCTCGGCTTTTTTGGGGGCAGGCGTGATAACGAAACCGTGTTGATTTGTCTGTACACGGGTACCGTCTGCCTTTGTGTGCAGTAACGGGTGCATAGTTTCAGGCTCGGCTTTCTGTTTCTCGATCTTGACGTTTGCGTCGCACCCTCTATGTTTCGAGCCGAGACGGTTTGCCCAGCGTTTCACTTTCTCACCGCAAAGTAAGCACTCGCAGTAGATCACTAGGTTTTTGACGTTCGGTTCAGAGGGTAGGGGTTTGATGATCTCGTACAGCCCCACCTTGTCGCCTTTTTCGTACTTGTACTTTTTCGCTTTTGACATTTTTACCCTCGATCAGATCGCTACCCCTGTTTTTATACTTATGCTAACAATTATAGCACGTCTTTGTTGGGGATTATAGACCTTTCCATACAAACAAAAAACAGAGGTAGGCATTTTTTCAACGGACGTGTGCGTTTACAAGTCGCCGATAAAATAACAGATCAAAGGGTAGGGGGGGTAGCCGTTTCTGAGTAGTAGGGTATCTGATCTAGTAGCTCTTGTAGGTTGAGATTTCCAGCGTGTACCTCTCTGTGGTGGTGCTGGCACAAGGTTATAGTGTTGATCAGGTCGTAGGCACGCTCTGGGTAGTCTCTCACCCCTAGAATATGGTGTACTTCGAGCCTGTAGGCGTTGTAGTAGTGGTCGATCAGACGGCAGGCGACGCAAAGGTGGTGATCTCTTTCTTTCGCTTGGTCTCTGATCTTATGCCACCGACGGTTATTTCGTATGGTATAGCCCTCATCATCACGATAATAGCGGTCGAACTTGCCGACAGTACAGTTTGTATCGTGATCGTGTAGCTTGTTGCACTTACCGCAAAACCTTTTCATAGTCCCATTTTACCACTTTGCGAACAAACATAAGGCTTGTTTTGTGGCTATTGTTGGTGGTATAATCGTATCACCTAGTCGATTTGTATAGTCGAAAACAACACAAAAAAACTAGGGGTATAAGGTAAAAGCCAGACGGTAGATATGAAAAAATACCGCCTCTGTTTCTTATGGTAAGAGATTGTGCGATTTGTACAGTCGAATACCTACGATACTAGCACGCTTTCACTCTGTACACAAGTACCTTTACACGATTTGAGATACTTACCCCTCAATAAAAACACAAGGGTAACTGTCTGGTGATTATAAAATGTCTCGCAACGACGCCCACTGTCGACGAGCACCTGATACCCGAAAGGGTCGCATAGTCCTATAGCCGAGGTTTCAATATAAGGCAGGGCGATCACTCTTGACAGAATAATAAACAGTTGAGTAAACGTCTGGGTTTATCGCCATACGAGCCGACTACAGTGTAAAGACCACGCCTCGCCTACTGCCGATCGCAACATATCAGGTATAGAGTGGGTAGTGCCCAGACAACGCCTGAAAGCGTTGTAAAAATTAGCAAAAAATCAAAAAAATCGCCGAAAAATCGACGTTTCACCCCTGTTATTTGCTAGTTGACTGCGTATAAGAAACGATCAGGCAGTACCAGACCCTCGACCACGTACGGTCGTGATCGCTCCAGAGCGTCGATTGTAGCCTCGCTGTAGCGTCTTTCGTCGGCTGGTAGTGTGTTTACCCGTCTCGTAGCGTCGATCGTGCTTATAAGCCCGTCTAGCGAGCCTACGTAGTCGCCCTGCACTGCCCGATAGTCTTTGACGACCCGTTGCAACGTAAAGCGACCGAGCAACGGCACGAAAGCGACGTCTGCGTGCTTTGCCTCGTGCACCTCACGATCTAGGTGCGGTATCAGCATAGGGTTGTTGCGTAAAGCTCGTGATAGTGCGTTTAGGCACCACTCAGGGCGATAAAAGAGTAGGTGGTCTCGATCGACACCTTTTAGGTGCTCGGCTGTTGCCACCCGACCGCCCATACTACAAACCTGCCCTGCACGTTTCTGCTTTTAGTATCATACTGCCATATTATCACGCTTACGGCTTGCAACAATAGAAAAAGACGACCGTATAGTCGTCTTTCTTTTTTTCGTGGCTTACAGAGCCTCTACGTGCGTCATATTTTAGTTAGCTTGTACACTTCGACCTTGTTGCCCAGTTTTCGGGCTAGTTTGGGGACGTATCGTATCTCGTACCGACTAAAACGATAGGCGTATTGCACTCGCCTGTCTGGGCTTACGATCTTTGCGTAGTACCGAGCCATACGACCATTTTAGCATAAGCCTAGTAGTTGTCGGCTCCCCACTGCTCCCACGCCTGTTCTGATAGCCAGCTTTCGTACTCGTCCTCGAAGTTGTAGTCTTTTAGTGGTTTATCTTTACCATAGTTTTGACGCAGTATTTCGATCGCCTCTAGTGCGACGTTGTCTGATACTGGTAACTCTGGGGTGTAGCCGTTGATAACGTAAGACAGTTCTAGCCCGTCCTCAAGCCATTTCGACCGTATAACCACTTTCTGCACGACGTAGGTATTACCCATAAGATTAAAGTCTACAGGCTCGATCATAGGTAGCTCTAGGTCGATTTCGCTTACGTACTCGTCGGTGATGTCTCTATACGTTTTGAGTTTGTGCACTATAAGCTCGCCCGACAGGTATTTCGTCATATCAGCCTCGCCTCGTCGTATCGACGTAGCCACGCTTTGTCATAGCCTCGTCAAACGCCTTGTCCATATAGAATAGGTCAGCGATCGCACCCATATACAGGTAGTCGATCGTGATCACTCGCATAAAGCTACCAGTGCCCAGATACAGCCTGTTTATGCCGATAGGCACGAGCAGGTTTACGAGCACGAGTACCTTGTAAGTCTTGCGGTCTTTCATTAGAAAAGCCCCCCGATAAAGTTTGCTATTTGTACTACGCCCCAGCCGATCGCCACGAGCACGCCGAGCACGATGATCACTGCGATCACGTTTGCGACAGGGCTTACCCGTCGAACTGTTGCAGGGTCAGGGTTATAGAGCGACTGTTGCCTTGCCTGCTCTGCGTCTTGCTCTGCCTCGTGCAGTTGTCGCTCGGTTTCAAGCCGTACGATCGTCTCAAACTCGCTTACGTTGCCCGATAGCTTGACTAGGTCGACTACGTCAGTAGAAACCTCGTACTGCTTTGCTATGTCGGCGACAGACGTGTTTTTTGCCTTTGCCTTGATCGCTAGGTAGCCTGCACGTGCAAGATCGTGCTTTGCGTTGATATAGTCTTGCGGTGTTATTTTACTCACCTTGTTTTTGCCTTTCTAGCAGTTCTTTCGCCTGCTCGGTTAGATTGCCTTGCTCGTCGATCATACCTGCATTTTGCAGGGTTTCAGTGATCGACCGAAAGATAGGCACCATAATCTCGGTAACTTGCTTGTAGACGTTGAGTATAGCTTGCCTTGCCTGCTCGATCTGTTCTGGTGTAGGTTGTTGATCACTCACTTAGTGCCTCGATATTTTCTAGCAGTTCGCCGATCTCACGGCTTACACGTCGCATTTTGAGACGCATAACCTTGTCGACCTGCGGTGTTGCTTTTACGTTTGCTGTAGGTTCGATACCAGAGCCTTGTACTGCGTTGGCGATCTCGGACAGTTCGCCCGACCATAGCCAGAGCAAGCCCGTAAGCTCCTCGACGGTGTAGGGCAGGGTAGTAGTGTCTTTTGCCATTACTCTGCCCCCTCGGTGCCGTTCTGATTGAGACCGTGCACCTCTACGTCGTTACCTGTTTTCATTTTCCAGTCGATAACCCGACGTACGTGCCAGTTGAAAGTCTGGTAGCCGTTGATACCGAAACGCTGGGCGATCTCGTCCTTGTGGGCGTTGTAGATCGCTTTTACGTTGGCTGTCTCGGCGTTCTCGGCGTGCCTACGCATAAAGTCGTAGACCATTATGTTTTTGAGTGTTGGCTTTGTCATACGTCGCCCTCTGGGTCTTTCTGGGCGACTTTCAGCTCGTCGATGATAGCACGTACGTCTTTGCGTGCGTTCGTGCCCTCTCGGGTTGGTGCGATCGTCGTAACTGTACGCTCTAGTCTGGCTATGATCTCAGAGTAGGCTTTTTGTCGCCCCATATTGTAGATGAAAGTTGCTAGTCGTAGCATATCTGTAAACCTTTCTTACTTTTTAAGTGGCATAATTGCCACGGTTTTTTTGATACCTGCACTGTCGGTACGCAGAAAGACGGGTGCATATTTGTCGCTCGATACACTTATGTCGACGTCCGTGTCGTCCTTAAACATAGCCAGAGCCTTTTTAAGATACTTCGGGTTGATCGTAGTAGTGTAAAACTGTTTTGCACTTTCTCGCTCGATCAGCTCTCGATACTTTGGGTAGTTACCCTCTGGCGATCTGAAAGTCAGCGTCGTAACTTCCTCTAGGTCTGTCGTGGTTGCGGTATCGCTTTCGACAAGTGCATAGTTCAATACTGGCAATACACCACCTTTTTTGATTGCGTCAGATAGACGCTTTGCAGTAGAGGCAGGCATAAGTACCTCGTCAGGGTCAGTTGGTTTATGATCGTGCGGTAACTCTGGGTACTCGTCGATTGCTGGTGTCTGCTCGATCACCTCGGCAAGTATATAGCTGTCGGTTGATACCGATACTACTTTGCCGTCCTCTTTGTAGAGTTTTATGCAAGTCAGCAGTGGTCGGCTATCGTCATTACTGGCGGTAGCAATAACCGATAGTAGTGATTTCGATACGAGCATATTACTTTACCTCGACCTTTTTAGCTTTCGGCTCTACGGTAAGTGGGTTCGGTTTCGTGTCCTCATCGTCGAGCAGATTAAAACCTAGATCGTCGGCGTCGTCGGTACTGATACCGATTGCCTTTGCCTCTTTTTCGTAGGCTTTTTCGTCGGCTGTTTTGACACGGCTTAAAATGTTACGACCCTGCCAGATCAAGTCGACCGCCTCGGTAAACTTCTCTTTGTCTGCCTTACTGAGGCTGGTGATGTACTCGATAGCATACTCACGTAGCACCTCGGCACGCTCCTCGATCGTCATAGGTTGCTCGACTGGTGCCTCTGGCTGTTTACTCTTGAATAGACCCATTTACTTACCCTCGCTTTCGCTGTTAGTTTCTTTCTCGATTGACTTGTCTACGTTTTTGGCATTTGCCTTTGCCGTAGCTTGATCGACCATTTTTTTGAGGCGGTCGGCGTCCTCTGGCGACACGATCATATAACCGACTGGTACGTCTGGGTTTTCCATAACCTGCATATCAGCGATACGTATTTTGTGTCGTGCCACGGCTTTGATTGCCTGCTTACTGCGACGTTGTTTTCTATTTAGCATTATCTGGTACCTCTTTTACTTTGATTGCCTCGCCCGTTTCGGTGATCACTACGATACCGTTTACGCCGAGACGCTGTAGCTGTTTAGCAAGCCCCTCGCTCGCCTCAAGCCCCAGATCGCCCCGTCTGATCTCGACCACGTACTTTTTAGTAGGGTCAAGCTCGTGGGCTGTTACGTTGATTGTTACGTCTGCCATTATAGTAGCCTTTCTTGTGGGTTTGCATATTCTCGGGCGACGTCTACAAAGTCTGATCGCTGTTGCCAGTACGGGTCAGCCTTTGATCGCATTACGTCGATGATCGAGACCATAGGTATATCGTCCTGCTCGGTTTCGTCCCAGTGCACGATACGGTTGCGAAACGATCGAGCCTGCTTAAAGACACGTATGTCGCCAGCTAGAAACTGCCAGCCTTTGCGTGTGATCGTCCAGTGCCTCGGTACGTGCTTGCCGTCGTCGCCGACTGTCATTACCATAAGCCCGAAGTATCGTAGCTTTTGCAGGTTGCATAGTTGGCTGTACGTCAACTCTACGTCGTCTGTGTCGATCACGTAGCCCCCTTTGTCTCGGGCGACGTTAGCACAAGCCTGCAAGATACCCACTAGCCCACGTGTCAGGCTGTGTACGGGCATTACAAGGCTCGCACCGCAACAACGGCACTCAGTGTCGCCCTCGGGCCAGCAGGTGCAGTTTTCGGGCACCTTTACGTCTTTGCGTCGTGCCATAGCTATACTACCCCCTCGATCTCGTCTAGGGCGTCTCGTAGCTCGGTCAGTGCGTCGATACGTTCTTGCATAAGATCGCCTCGACTACTCGACTGTATGCCCTCGGGCATATTGTCGTAGCTGTCCTGCATATCGTCGATCAAGCTGTCGATCTCGTCCGAGAAGTCGCTAGCCTTTTGCTGTATCGCCTCGATTTGCTTTTTACGGTTTGCCATAATTTACTCGCCTTTCTTGCTACGGTTTGTAGCATACTGTGTTACCGCTTTCGAGTGTCCGACAGACGCTCGGGCGGTTGGCGTACTCGGCGTCGTTGTGTCCGACTATGCCGAGTGCGATTACGAAAAACGCCACGGCTCCGATCGCCTTTAGTTTTGTTTTGACTGTTTGTTTTTTGTTGCCCATTTTGTTGAGTGTGTCCTTTCCCGAGGTCGGCTTACGACGCCTCGTAGACGTCATAAGCTCGGCTCGTGTTTATGGTGTCGCTTTGTTTGGGTGTCGCTCTTGGCTCTACTACCCTCGCCGTCGCCTGCGTTACTACGATTATAGCATACTTTCGCATAGCACAAGTACTTTATCGTACGATTTTCGCAGACTTATACACAAGCAAAAAGCCCGATCTTTCGACCGAGCTTTCGACTTTCATAAGCCTCTCATTTTTCTAGCTCCCGACTAGAAAGGACAGACGGCAGGGGGTGGGCACCTACCGCCTAGTCCGTCATAATTATAGCACAAGCGAGTAGGGCGTCTATAGCTCTGGTGGGTCGATCACGTCGGGTAGCATACAGTCGTCGCACGTGTAGTCAAAGGCAGGCGAGCCGTCGTCGTTCGAGCCGTGGGCACCGCACCCGACACGTTGGCTATCGTCCATTGAGACCGTCTACGATTTCGATTACACGGGGCAGGTTGAGACCTACTACGACAGTCATACCGACGGCTAGCTGGGGTATGATAATTGAGTTCGACCAGACCTGCACCTCGGCAAACTTTTCGGGGTGTTCGTCCACGTCGATATAGTCAAACTGCACGCCCTTTTTGGTTAGATAATTTTTCAGCATACGACACGGTGCACAAGTCGATCTGCCGTAGAGTTTTGGTATCATAACCATACTATACCTCATTACTATAACCATAAGCTATAGGGCACTCCCCTACCGAGCACTGTGTGTCGCCTGAAAAAAAGTTGTAAGGTGTTGCACCACTCCCCTGCCCTACCGTGGGTGTCGGTCTGTAACAGGGGTCAGAGCCGTTTTTGAGACCCCCCCGCAAAAAACGTCGGGGAAGTGGTCGGGGAAGTGGTTTTGCAGGGTCGGGGAAGTGGTAGCAGGGCACGAAAAAAGCACCTCTAGGGTGCTAGTTCGACCAGTTGTTTATACCCCTGCAAGGTGGGTCGGGGTACGACGTTTTGTGTTTGTCGCTACGCCTGATTATAGCACGAACACATTTTTTATACGCTAGTTTTTTGGGGCTACTACTTGGTACTTTGTCGAGCAAAAATGCACGGTCTTGAGTTGCTGGTAGTACGTGTAAAAGTCGAACTCTTGGCAAAACCTATACGTGCCGATTTCGTCTGGTCGCTGGTCGGGTTTGATCGTCAAAACTTGGCACGGGTTGTCGGTGCGTTCGTAGGCTATGCCGTCGGGTAGGTTGCGTTGTAAGACGCTACGGTTCTGCTCGTCGACGTAAAACGTACGTACGTTATTTACTGCGATAATACGTGTGCGTGGGTCTCGACAAAACGTAACTGCAAGGTCGTCGCCCTGCTCTACTTCGGGGCTTGCTGTTACGCTCTGCACGTTCAGTAGATAGTCGCCAGTTGCCCAGCCATAGTAGATCGCCCGTGCTGGGTAGAGTACGACTAGCGACCCTACCGACAGCACTACAAAGATTGTCAGAAACCCGACGAGGTAGCGGTGCAGTGGACTACGACGTATAAAACTCAAAAGTGCTTTTGTTGCCATATTGTGCCTACTTTCCCTCTCTCTTTTCTAGTACTTTTTCTAGCAGTTCACCGCCTCGGGCACCATAGCCAGTAGCTAGAATTGCGACCGAGATTACCCACTGAGGGTCTTTGCCGAAAGCGAAACTTACGAGCAAGTAGCCGAACAGTGTGATCACGGCGAGCAGTTGTACGGCTGTTATTTTGCTCTCTGGCTTTTTCGATCGTAGAGCTATGATATAGCCGACTACGATACCGAACATAAGACCGAGCATAAGCCCTGCAAAAAACTGATAGTGCAAAGGTGCCTCAAGCGGTGTCATTTTTGTTTTATAGCCCTTTCCCTTACTAGACCTTTTTTAGGTTGCTTGTCCTTACTGCCGACCATACCTGCCCACGAGCCGACAGCACGGCACGATCGCCGTTGAGTTCGGTTATGGTATAAGTCTGATCGTACTGAGTTAGTGGTAAGCCATTATATGCCACTGGCTTGAGTGGTGCGACACGATCGCCGACAGCAAACGTAGCACTCGGGGCACCGCCCTCGGGCACGCTCTTGTTTACGATCGCCTGTATAGCGTTGTAGTCGTAGCCTGCCTGTTCGAGGCGTGCTTTACGATCTGCACCGTTGCCCCAGTCGCCACGGCGTACCTCTAGGGCGATCTCGTCGTTTGATTTGCGTGCTGGTGCTGGTGCCGTGCTAGCACCGTTTACGATCGCCTGTATAGCGTTGTAGTCGTAGCCTGCACTTTGCAGACGTGCCTTGCGTACGTCGCCGTTGCCCCAGTCGCCACGTAAGACCTCTTTTGCGATCTCGTCGTTACTCTTGCGAGCTGGTGCAGGTGTCGGTGCTGGTGCTACTGACCACTTCTTAAAGCGAAACGCCCCAGCGAAAGCCGACTTACTGATACGTGCAAGGTTGAAAGCACTACCGCCAGCAGGGTTAGTCGGGCTACCGCCCTGATTTTGCCCCAGAATAACCATATAGTTGCCGTCGTAGCCGTCGAAAAAGCCGATATGGTTAGGTCGCATACAAACGACGTCGCCACGCTGTAGGCTGTTTACGTCGGTGATCAAGTCAAAGTCGCCCCCTGCGTTGACGTCTCGTTTCAAGTCCCAGCACCCGATCGCTAGACCGTTACCAGTAACTAGAGACCTGCCGAGCTGTTGCCATAGCAACGCCGTGCCGTCCCAGCACTGCCAGCCGTAGTAGTTGTCTACGTCATAGCCGTTACCGAGCACTGTGTTACGTAGTTGATCGTACGAGCCTGTAGGTATGCTGTAGTACGTACCGACACCGCCCTCTTTTTCGTCCTGTAGCTTGGCTTTGATATACGCCTCGCTAGGTTGTGGCAAGTCGGCGACGTTGACGATCAAAGGCTTGTCGGCGTCAGTGTTGACGCTCTGCTCTTGTAGCTTTTTCAGCTCGTCGGCAGGCACGCCCATAGTAGTAGCGAGCTTGCTTACGATCTTGCCGAGCATAACGGCAGAGGCGAGTATAACGACGCCCAGAATAACCCGTGGGGCTACTGCCTGTGCGTTTACGATGTTGATACCCTGTGCTTCAGCTTGTGCCAGTAGCAGAAACGCCCCGAAAGTGGCACCTACAACAGAGGCACCCAGAGCGAGCCATTTTACTAGCCCGTTGACGTATATTTTCCAGTTGAAAGACATACCCCAGATGTTGATATTTTGGTACGCCCCGACGAGCGTGTAGATCAGCACGAAAAGACTGTAGATACCGTAGTCGATCAGTGCGTTTATGATTACCCCTTGCATACTTGCCACCTTTCTATAGTGTTATGTTTATTGTATCACTATTACGATTATGTTTATACACTTGCCGATCGTAAAACCTCACGAGCCTGTTGTCGCTGTTCGAGTATCGACCTGTACTCGTCCTCGGTACGGTTGTGCGGTATACCTAGCTCGTCCTCGTCTCGCCACTGGGTAGGTATATAGTCTGTTGACTGTAGATAGTTGATTGCCTCTACTCGGGCAATACTCTGCACCGCTTGATCGTATGCCTCTTGATCGTAGCCGACAGCAACATAGTGTATCGAGTTCATAACGTCTACATTTGTTTCGTCTGGCACCTCTGCCGTCTCTGCACCGCTATCATCAGCCTGTTTATCATCAGACCATAAACGGTCTAGTCTGTATATAGTTTTCATACCTTACTCGCCTCGCTTTCTATTATTCTATAACGCATATACTTTATACCGTACCCTTGAAAGTAGCATATAACTGCCCTGCGAAACTGTTAGTCTTGTCGGCGAGGGCATTGACGACAGTGATAGAGGCTGTCGCACCCTTACCCCTCATCTTAAACGTAACGGTTGTGTTTGCTGGGACGACATACAAACCTCGTAGGTTTGCTGTTTCCCACGACGTACCCTCTTGATAGTGGCTACTGCCGACCTGCACGTTAGACCCCGTAGCTATAAACATTTCACAGCCAGCCGACGAGGTAGTAAGTATGTCAGCACATACCTCAATAAGCTCGTCTTTACTGCCAGCCGTCCAGCTTATGCCGAAACCTAAAACGTCAGACGTGGCACCACTACTGATAACCTGCCTAGACCCCGTATAATTGCC